AGCAGGATTATATAAGTTATCTTTAACATTAACTGTTTCAACTAGCGTAAATGTAGGCATATCATTTTTTTTGTTTAAAAATGGTACTTTATTTGCTACATTAGTTAGCGAAACTATTAATTATCCAGATACATATATTGTGTCAATGACTAATTATGCAATACAATCAAATGGTACGGACACATATACATTAGTATTTACTTGTGGAGGGGGTGCAACTATAAGCGCACGAGCATTTATATCTTTAGAACCTACTAGTTAATTTATTTGGTAGTTTAATTATTATGTGTACATTTGGTACATGAAAAAACTATTAACCCTTTGTTTGTTTACATCATTAAGTTGCTTAGCACAATATGATGCTTATTTAGTTAGCGTAAAACCTGATACGTTTTGTTATGGGCAATATTGCGCAATCACAATCCACATGGATACAGGATTGTACTATAATCCAAATAATATGGGTATTATGGTATATGATAGTACTTATGGAGGTACACCAGATAGAGTTGGGGTAATATACGCCAGCCGTCAAGAATGGATTGATAGCGGTTTTGTATTGCACAAAAACATATTTCAAAACTATGGCAATAATAATATGGGGATTTGGTTCGGCTACCAAAACGACACAAAGCGCATTCAAATAAACAATTGCATAGCTGATATAAAGCATTACAACTCAATAGAAGATTTAATAAGTACTGAATACTTTAATCTATTAGGGCAGCTTATAATAGAGCCTAATGGCATTACCGTTGAGGTTAAAACCTTTAAAGGAGGTAAGAAAGAAGTAAGAAAAATAATAATGTAATTTAAAAATAAGAACATAAAAAAAGGGATAAATATTAAATTATTTATCCCTTTTTAATTTAAGTTAGTTTAATGAGCGGTTTAGGTGGTTCGCTTATAACTGATGTTTCCTCAAAAAAAACGTTATATAGCTTTCCAAGTTGAAAGTTATCCGATGCTTCGCCAACGTTAAACTGCATCTCTACCTTTCCCTTGCTACTGGTTAATACTACGGCATCGGTTAATTCAGTTTGCTGAATTAGGCTGCATCTTACTTGTAATTTTGATTTTGTCATGTGTTTTATTTATTTTGGGTTTGTAAAAGGTTTTTAAATTCTAAAAAATTAGCTTTTATTTTATTCTGATTTATAGACAATTGCTTTAAAGCAGGAAATTTAATGTTATGATACAATTCACTATTATTATTCATCAATTCAGCTAAACGGATATTTTCACTCACATAAAAAGAATGTGCCGGTTCTGTAATGCTTTTAAAATGAAGTAAAGCATCATTTAGCATTTTATCTCGAAGTGCTTCATGTTTTTTTAGTAATTCTTCCATGTTTTACGGTTTATTGTTATCGTAATAGTACTTTACGATTGCGTTTAGATGTTTGTTAATGGTTAGCAAATTATTAGCCATATCATGTATAAACTTCTTTTTTAATTCGCCTTTTAAATGTACTGATGCCCTATATACAGGCTCAGAAAGTTTATCTTTTAAAGACTTGACGAATTCAGATCTTAATTTTTCTTTATGTTCTAATATTGTACTCATAGATAATAATTAGTTGGTGCAAATATATACTATACTGGGTGCAAAAGCAACTATATTTTTTAGTTATAAACTACATTTGTATTATATAAAATGTATAAAGACTTTCTTCATATAAAAAATGTTTCTGAAAATGGCGATACTGCTACTATGATGCTTAATAAGCGCATAGGAAACGTTTATAATGAAGATGGTACATTAGCTGAAGTCGGAATACAAGGCGACAAATTCGCCAATGAAATGCTTTACCTAAAGGCTTGCATGAACGTTAAAAATGTTGATGTAGAGATAAATTCTATTGGTGGTGATGTTATGCACGGTTACGACATTGTTAATGCTATCATTAAACATGAAGCTAATACTATATGTACTGGTATATGCGCATCAATGGCAGTATCTTGTTTAATAGCGGGTAAAAAAAGAAGCGTAGTTGATTATGGCTCTTTAATGACTCATGCAGTAAGCGGTGCGGAAGATAATGATAAAGTATTAGGCATATTCCAAGACAGTTTAAAGACTCTTTATTTAGGTAGAACTAAATTAAACGCAGATACTGCAGATACAATGTTTAAGGGCGAAAATTGGTTCTCAAACTCTAAAAAAGCCGACTATTCTTTACAAGATGCGGTTGATATGGGTTTTGTAGATAATATTATTACTACTGGTAAAATGGTAAAAGGAATTGCAAACGCTAAAAAAGAGTTAACATCATTAGCACATATATATAATACACTAAACTTAAACGTAACAAAAACAAATAACATGGTTGAATTAAAAAAAGTTTTAGACCTTAAAAATGACTTATCAGATGAAAAAGCTGAAAGCATTGCGGTTGAAACTATAAACAATTTGAGAATTGAAAACTCAACACACACAACAAACCTTAAAACAGCTTTGGCTAAGGTAACAGAATTGCAAAATAAGATTGATGAAATCGAAAACGCTGCAAAAACAGAAAAAACAAGAATAGCTACTGAAGCCGTTGAACAATGGATTACAAAAGGCAAAATTAAAGTTGAAAACAAAGCGGTTATGATTATCATGGCTGAAACTGATTTAAACGCCTTTAACATCTTAGTAGGTACTTCAAACACCGAAAAGGCAGTTACTATCTTCAACAAAGGCGTACCGCCAGTAGATAATAGCCGTGATTCTTGGACATTTACACAATGGCTTAAAAATGATTCGAAAGGTTTGGACAAAATGTGCAAAAATGACGCTGAATTCGTAAACAAATTACCTAAATAATCTAAAAAAAAACATGAAAAAAGTATTATCAATAATCGCAATCGTAATCGGATCATTCACGTTAAATGTAAAAGCACAAAACGCACCAGGTTTACCAACAAGAGTTCAATCTCCTTTTGGACCCGTAACCACTAGCACAATTGCAGTTACAGGTGCAACCACCGTACCAGTAATAAACAATGTAATGTACCTTGACGCTTCAACCGCTCCACTTACAGGTAACATAACTATTAACTTAACCTTTAATTTGGCGAGTAAAGTTGGTTCAAAAATCTTTATGAAAATAACAACTACTGGTGTACAAACTGTAACTTTTGGTACTGGGTTTATTTGCCCTACTCTAACAGGTGTAGTTAATAAAACTTTTGCTTGTCAATTCTTCTTCGACGGATTTAATTACATACCAACTGGTCAACCTTATCAAATTAACTAATAAAAATAACAACTAAAAAAACAAATCATGGCATTACAAAAAGATATATGGCTGCCGTTTATTGAAGAAGTTTTGTTCCCGATGGACAGCTTTTTAGAGCAATCAGAAGATGATAGCGCTTACATAGACGGCTTAAACATTCACGTACCACAAGCAGGAGCAACTCCCGGTATGGTACAGAACAACACAAACGTACCTTTAAACATTACTCAACGTACAGATAGCGAGCTTATCTACACAATGAATAACTATAAGCTTGTACCTTTAGTTGTGACAGATTATGAGAAGTTACAAATTTCTTATGACAAAATGAAGTCTGTATTAGGCTCATATTATAAGCAAGCAGGTTATGGTTTAGCTAATGTAGGTATCTATTCTTGGCAACCAACTGGCGCAACTCGTCAGGTACGTATGACTGGAGCGGCAACAGGTAACGCATTAGCACCCGGTGCAACTGGTACTCGTAACGCAATTACATTAGCAGATATTTTAGCTTTACGTGTTATTTTAGATAATGATTTCGTACCTGCAGAAGATAGAAAACTATTAATGTCTCCTGAAGTTCACGCACAATTGTTAAGCATTAATAACATTCAATCTTTTTATGCGTATAATTCAATGTCTTTACAGACAGGTAATACGCCGAAAGTATTTGGTTTTGAAGTTATGGTTCGCCCACGTTTGCCAATTTTTGACAATTCGGCTACTCCTTTATTGAAGTCTATTATTTTAGATACATCAGCAGTTGGTGGATTAAGTTTTGGTACACCAGTAACCCCAGCAGCAACAGATAACTTATCTGTATTTGCTTTCCATCCTGACTTCGTATCAAAAGGTAAGTCGGCTGTTAAATTGTTCACTCAAGTTGATGTGCCTCAATACTTCGGTAGTTTGGTATCAGCAGAGGTAAACTTTGGTAGCTCACCTCGTCGTACAGGCGGAGTTGGTACAGCAGTTTTGATTCAACAATAATCTTTAAGGGGTGGGAAAGTTAGCAATAGCAATCCTGCCCTTTATAAAAATAAACCCTTAAATAAAATTAAACCCTTAAATAAAATTAAAATGGCAAAGTTAACAGCAGCACAAACAAAAGCAATTGCATTAGAAGTAGCTAACATGCACAAAACAAAAAAGGTTATTAAGAAAAACTTAAAGCCTGAAGATATGGACAGAAACGACACCGTATCTGTTAAAAAAGTTCACGTTCTAATGCCATCTCAGGGAGCTTTCATCGACTTAAACGAAGATGAAGAAAATAAACTAAGAGATTACGCTATGGAAAAAGACCAAAGCATCCATGTTTTTGAACATGAATTAGATGTAAAATCAAAAAAAGACTAATTTTTAAAATTAAATAAATGTTTAACGTAAAAGTAAATAGAACAAACGGAGGTATAGGTAGACAAGCTGCAGGAACGGATTACTACGCAGGGTATATCCATTACCTTAAAACAAGTTCTACATTGCCAACCGCCTTTACGACTAATCAAATACAGTTATTACGCTCGTTAAATGATTTGGTTGCATTAGGCATTACAGGTAATTCAGCAGACGAAACACGATCAACTGGCGTACGTACTTATACGGCAGCTGGTACAGTAGGAGATACAGAAAGTTTTGTGTTTACAAATCCTATCAATGGAGTTGTAACAGCATTAGGTTCTTATGTTGTACAAGCAAGTCCAACTATTACAACTACTGCAGCACAAGCAGCAGCAGCAATTAATGCCAATACATATTTAACAAACTTTTCCGCAATTAGCGCACTTGGTGTACTTACAATTACTCCTCCTGCTGGTTTTGGTTTAGCTTTAAATACGTTAACGCCTATTGTTTCTAACTTAAATACTTCGTCAACAATTGTAGCAACAAACGCAGCCTTTACAGGTGGTGTTGGTTCTGAATTAGACCAAATATATTACCACGTATCAGAACATTTTAGAATGATGGGTGTAATTACTGGCAAAGCGCAGGGTATGTTATGGCTTGGCATTTATAAATCTGGCGCATCAACTTACTCAACTTTTTCAGAGGTTTTAACATTAGAAGCGTTTGCGCCTATGATTAAAACTACTTTAGTAGTAGCTACAACAACACCTTTTGCAACATCACATATCACAGCATTAAATGCTAATGTAATTGCATTACAGGCGTTAAACACACCAACACGCATTATATACAACCCTGATATTTCAAGCATTGCAAATATAGGTACAATTGCAAACGTACTTACATTAAACAGCGCAGGTGTACAAGTTGTATTAGGTCAAGATGCGGCAAATGTTGGTAACAGATTATTTAAAGCGAATGGCAAATCAATTGCTTGCGGAGGTACTACTTTAGGCTCAATTGCAGCAATTAAAGTAATGCAATCGCAAGGATGGAGAGGTGGAGTTAATGTAGTTGATACATTAGAATACACGTTATTAGGCTTTAGCAACGGACAAACATTCGCATCATTAGGCAGTAATTTATTCAGCACTCAAACAGGCGTTGATGCTTATGGATGGGTGTTTTTAATGAATGAAAGCACAGACCAAAGCTCAGCATTATTTGGTGGTGTGTTTTATAGCTCAGACCAAATGTGTGTTGCTTCAACAAATGACTACGCTTATATGCCTAATGGCAGAACAATAGATAAAGCATCAGTAGGCGTAAGAGGTGCAATTTTACCTGCATTAGGAGGTAACGTGTACTTCAATGCAAACGGCACTTTAACCAACGATTCTATTCTTTATTTACAATCATTGGGCGATTCAATTATCGGCGGCAAATCTGCTACTGTAATTGGTTCAATGGTAGCTAATGGAGAAACATCTAACGGTAAAACAATTATTGACCCTTCACAAAATGTGCAAGGTACAAGCAACGTAAATGTGACTATGCAAATAGTACAAGCAGGTGTTTTAAGAATGATAACAATTAATATAGGCTTTAGAGCCACAATATAACATGGCAGTAATCGTACCAGTTTTAGCGAATGGCAAATCAATTGAAAATGCCGATGTAACAGTATCTATAATGGGTATAATTATAAATGGAATGAAAAAATTCATGTGGTCTGATGGTTTGCCGAATAAAAAAGGCATTACCGGAAGAGGTTCTGACTTAGTATCTTACGTAAATGGAAAGCGTGATAAGTCAGCCGCTATGACTATTATGTATGAAGAGTATGCTAACATTGAAGCAGCCGTACAAGCAGCAGGATATGATGATTTAAGCGGAGCGCCTTTGTTTCCTGTCACCGTAACCTTTACAGACCCAACATTTGCGACAATATCTTATGTATTTCTTTGCGGATTTACAACTGCTCCTGTTTCAACAAGCGATGGAGATACTGGTACTGAATGTGAGATCCCTTTATTTTTAGCATCAAAAAAACGAATATTATAAACCCTTAACCCTTAAAGAAAAATGTCAAAAAAAGAAATTAAAAAAGATGAATTACCATTTAAAGGGGAATTATCTGAAACTGAATTAGCAGCATTAAAATTAAAGCATCCCGGATTAAAATCAATAGGTTTTGAATATGGCGATTTTTTTAATCAAGAAGAAAGAGCTATTATTTATATCAAGCCCTTTACTTTAGAGTTGTACAAAGCAGCTTTAAAAGTTGCCGAGGCAGATAAAACAAAATTAGACTTAGCTCAATGGGTATTAGTTAATTTGTGGATTGCAGGATTTGATCCAAAACTTATTTCAGAAGATATTGAATGGTTTAAAAACTTTGCGGCAACTGCTCAGGTAATTGTATGGCAAAAAGCTGGTGAGATAAAAAAAAAATAAAAGATAATAAACTACCAAAAGTAGCTAAGACCGCAGCAGAGGAAATTCGGATGAATATAGCCCTGCTGCGTTTTTATTATAGGGAAAATCCCGAGAAATGGAGTTTTAATAAGTATTGCAAAAGAGTTAGTGAAATGGAATTTTGTTTTGAATATATGGGCTTACATAATAAACCATTAAAATAAAATGGCAGTAGTTGATTACATAATTAACGGTAAAAATAATTTATCTAAGGTATTAGAAAATATAAGGAAAGATGCCGATAATACCGATAAAAGCGTAAGCAGTATCGGTAAAGGTGGCGTTGGTGGTGGTGGTGGTGGTGGTGGTAATATGCTTGGCTCTATTGTGGGTGGTAATTTACTTGCCGGTGGAATTAGTTCGGCTGCAAGTGCCTTAAAAGACTTTGCTGTTAGCTCAGTACAAGCATTTAGCAAGTACGAACAGTTTGGTGTTGCGCTTACTACTATGTTTCACGGCAACAAACAAGAAGCAAAAGGATTAAGTGATGAACTTGTTGATATTGCAAAGAAAACCCCGTTTGAATTATCAGAATTACAGGATGCGACAAAACAATTAATAGCTTACGGTTCACAATCTCATCAAGTAGGCAAAGAACTTACTATGCTTGGAGATATTTCATCGGGTGTTGGCGCTCCTATTGGCGAAATAGCTTACTTATACGGAACTGCACGCACACAGGGTCGATTATTTGCACGAGATATTTATCAATTGTCAGGGCGTGGTATTCCTATCGTTGAAGCCTTGGCTAAACAGTTTGGAGTTACGAAAGATAAGGTAATGGATTTGGTTAGTGCGGGCAAAGTGGGGTTTCCTGAAATGCAAAAAGCATTACAAGGAATGACTGCGGAGGGTGGACAGTTTTTTCATATGATGGAAGCGCAAAGCGCAACATTGGGCGGTAAGTTTTCAAACTTAACGGATTCATGGGAGCAGTTTAAAATTTCTTTAGCCGAAAGTAAGCAAGGTGTTTTGCATGAAATATTAGATTGGAGTACTGAATTTGTTGGAAATTTACAATACGCTGCAAAAATAACTAATCAATTAACGTCAGCACGTCAAGCAAGCGGAACAAACAATGAAAATTGGTTTCAGCGTAATTTTTCATTTGGTAGAAATACTACTAAAAACATGGAAAATATGCAAATGAATGTTAGTGGAACGGAAGATTTTATACAAGAAAGTTTAAAAAACGGAAACACTAAAAGGGCATTACAACAATCGGGTTTGTTAGATACACAATTAGAAAAAGACAAAAGATTACTTGGTGTAAAAGGATACGAAGGATATGGTAACCTACATGAAGGCGCAACCGATAAAAGAGGTTTTAATAAAGAGGAAATACGTGCAGAGTTTGCCATGTTATTAGAAAGCCAAAGAAATGTTACCCAGATGTTTAAGTCGGCAAACGACAGTAGAAATTATAAGGGCGATAAAGTTGGAAAAGGCGATAAAGTTGGCAAAGATGATACAACTGGGACAGGCACTACAATAGAATCTGGAACGCCAAAAAACTTAATTATTAATGTTTATGGGGGTGTGGGTACGAACACTACAATTGAGAATAAAAACAATTTAAAATTATCTACTGAAGAAGTTGGTATGAAGTGGCTTGAATTAATTAACGATGCTTACACAGGAATGGTATAATGAATGAAACAAATAGAATAGTACCCGTAGCAGTTTTAGCAGGTTCAACAGCCGCTCAAATAGTCATATCTCATTCTTTACAAAATTTAAGAAAGTCATTTTTTAAAGTACCTGATAAATTAGGGATTAATGATGAAGCAGATGCTATATTAGATGGGCAAACAAGTAATTATTTATTTTCTAAACAAGTATTTGATACGGTAACTTTTTGCGGTGCAGGTGGTGGCGACTTGTCGTACTTTGATTTAACGACGCAACAAGTTGTTCCAGTTCCAAAAATGCAATTGCCAATTGCCATTATTTCAGTACGCAAAATAAACAGAATTGTAAAAAGTGATATTGCTGGAAGAAATGGAAGCGTAAAGCAATATATAGCCTTACAAGATTATGACATAACAATTAAAGGATTATTTAATACTGGAATTATAGATACTTTCCCAAAAGCAGCAATGAAACAACTGCAAGCTATTACAAGTTGTACAACTGAAGTAAAAGTACAAAGCAATTTTTTATCTTTATTTGGCATTAGTTATATTGTATTTGAAGAGTGCGAATTTAACCAAGAAGAAGATAAAGGAAGAGATGAGCAATCATTTACCCTTAATTGTGTAAGTGATACGCCATTTGTAATTAAAGTAAATAATCAAGGCGCATCGACATCTAATATAGATACGTTTAACGGTACTGTTAGTGCAGCGCCAGCCCCAACAATTGTATAATGTTTTTACCCTTACGAAAAATAACGTTTACCAGATATAATGCTGATAATAGCATTAATCAAAATTTCACTTATGATTATGTTTGTGATATAGAGATAAGTAAAAGCTATTTAACGCTAACAAATACGTGCAAAATAGTAATACCACGTAAACTTATATATCAAAGCGGTGCGCCTATAAACCCAACAAGCGAGTACAAAGATTATGTACAACTTCCTGCCTTAGGAAACGAAATAAAGCCACAAAACGGCTATGTAGTAGGTGCGGACGCTATGTTTAGACGTGGCGATTCTGTTAAAATTGAGATAGGTTTTTACCCTAATATGCAAACAAGGTTTGTCGGTTATATATCAAAAGTACATTCATCTTTACCCATAACAATTGATTGTGAAGATAGTATGTGGCTCTTAAAGCAAACAAACGTAATCTTTCCCGACCCTTCAACTTGGCAAAAGAAAGTAAAAAGCAAATCAACTGGTTCATCAACTGTTTTATTTAACCCTAATAATGTTAGTCTAAGTCAATTATTAACCGGCATGATGTCATTCGTTAAAAACCCGCCTAAATTTAAAACCGTAGATGATAATATGGATTTGGGTCATTTAATCATAAATAATGATACTGCTGCCCAAACATTACAGATTTTAAAAGATAGATACGGCTTATTCGCTTCCTTTAGAGATGATGGCGTGTTATATGTAGGTTTTGGGAATAACTACGCAAACACAGCCATTCAATCGATACAAATGGACGGTAATAATGGTATTGTTATTAATAACGATACATTACAATGGACAAACGCTCGAGATGTAATAATTAAAGTTAGAGGTAAGTCTTTAAACACAACCTCAAACTTATATACCATATATGAAGCCTATATGTTGAATAATCAATTGGTAGGTAAGTTTATAGACAATCCATCTCAAGAAGATAAAAAATTTAGCGGGGATGTTATTGAGCAGATAACCATTAATCAAAGTAAAGCTGGGCTAAGGAAATGGGTAGATAACATGCTTCCCACACTTACATATAATGGGTGGCGCGGAGATATACATACTATTGGAGAGCCAGCAGTTAGTGATGGGGATGTGATTAAATTAACAAGTAATAAAATGCCTGAAAGGAATGGCAGTTATTTGGTTAAAGCTGTAAAAATTACAGATGGTACAAACGGATATTTTCAAACAATTAGCTTAGGCATAGCCTTACAAAACCAATGATATTAGTAGGCGCAGAAATAGTTAATTTTTTAAGAAATCTTGTAAAAAAAGAGGTTAAAGGTATTATTAGAAATTCTTTGCCATGTTCGGTTATATCCGTTAGTGGCGACCCTGTTACAGGATTAATGACTTGTGATTGCAAACCCTTAGATGGTTCAGCAATTATTGAAGATGTGCAATTGTGCGCGAACTTTACTGATACTACTACTCAAGCAGGATTTTTATTAATACCAAGCGAAAATAGCATAGTAACCGTATCTTTTAAAACAAATATAGATGCCTATGTAAGTATGGTATCTTTAGTTGATGCCATATATCTAAACGGAAACGAGTATCATGGATTGGTTAAAATTCAACCGTTAATTACAAAGTTAAATAACTTAGAACATTTAGTAAATGATTTAATTACAAAATTCAACACACACACACACGTTTTAACTTTAACAAGCGGAACTGGAACGGCTGCGCCAACATTAACACAAGAGCCAAACACATTAACGCCTACACAACAAGTCGATTTGGAAAATACAACAGTAAAACATGGTGCAAGTAATTTAATATAATTAAAAAACACATTAAATTTGCGTTATGGCGAATGCACAAGACATATTATTAGGCGATGATTATGATTTATTGACCCAAAATGGCGATATGTTAACTGGTTTAAGCGATGATCAAAGCATGGCGTTATTAATAATTAGCGCCCCCGGACATTTTAAACAATATCCTTTTGCAGGTTTTAACTTAAATGGGTATAAAGGAAGCAACGCAGGATTAACAGAAATGGAATCTAACTTAATTGAGCAAGCAAGTTCTGATAATGCAGTTATTGATTATATGGAAGTAAATAGCGGCAATATAATTTATTTAAAAAGCCATAGAACGGTAGTATAATGGGTTTAAAATCATTTATAGCGCAATCGGGTCAAACAGTACAAGACTTATGCAGTATGGCTTATGGCGATAGTACATTAGTTATGCAACTATTAAAAGAAAATCCATTTTTAGATATTAATTCAAATAATTACGGAGGCAAAAAAATAAATTTTACCCCTCAAATTAATGTTGACTATTCAAAAATGCAGTTAGCAAAAAGTTTTTTTGCAACAGCTCCCCAGGCGCCATATAGAATCGGATATATATTACGAGAAGATGGTGGGTATGTTTTGCAGGAAAATAACAATAAAATTTTACTTGAAAATTAAATGAGTTTAGATTTACCAATAAGTCAATTTACACCACTTTCAAATATATCGGGAAGTGAGTTAGTGCCATGTGTTTTTGGTGGCAATGATTACATATTTACATTAAACCAGTTAAAAACTTGGATAGCAGCATCAACTTCAAATTTTAAAGTGTATGTAACAATTGGCACATCAACGGCTTATACCGTTGTTATACCAAACATTACGACATATTCAGCCTTGACATTACAAGCAGTACAATTACACATTGCAAACGGAAACAATCCAACAATTAATTTTAATGGTTTAGGTGCGCTAACTATGCGTATATTTGGCAACACTAATTTAATCGCAGGGTATTGCAACACTAATTTATTTGTGACAGGGGTAATTAATGGGGCTTATTTTGACATTGAAACTGTAACAAACAACATAGCAACAGCATTTTAAATGAAAAAAATATTAGTAACATTAGGATTAATCATTAGCTTAATAAGCAATGCACAGGTTTTGTCAGTACCAATAAATGGGACTTATCCTACACATCCAATTATAGGAGCTTTAGAATATAGAGGGGCAAATGGTTCTACTTTTTTTGTTGACACCGTTAACGGCACTTATTATATTGGAGCAGGAAACAGAAAAGATTTGAGTTTGGCATCTAATTATAGCCGATTAAGGTTTGGAAAGTTAGGTACAATGTTATTAGAAAATAACGATGGAACGGTAATAAACTCTATATCTTTAAACGACCCTTCTTTAACTCTATCTAATACGGATGGTACTAATAGCACACAAATTCAACAAAACCCTGACGAGATAAAATACTATTGCACAGATGGTGTTTCAACATCTACAATAGACCAGACGCCAACGGAAATAGATTTTACGGCAAATGCTGATGCGGGCGCTCCGTATTTAAGTTCAACATTTAGTTTAGTTGGTGGACAATCTGAATATTTTGATATTATAAATAATAATACGGGGGAATATTCTTTTTTATTTAATACTCTTACAGGTCTTAGCGTTGGAACTGGAACGGTAGTAGGCTCACTATATTATGGTGTTAACTATAACGCACAAGCTTATAATAAGGTAATAGGTACTAATTACGCAGGTACATGTTACCCTAAAGGTAAAAATGATTTATTATATGCGCCAAAAATAAATTATGGTAGTGGATTAACCGTAACAGGTTCTGCTCCTAATCAAACTCTTACAGCAAGTGGTGGAGGCGGCACAACATCTGTAACAGCAACAAGTCCATTAAGCGTAACAAGTGGAACGGCAATAGCATTAAATTATGGTACTGGATTAAGTGTAAGTAGTGGTTCTTTAATTAATTCAAGCCCAAACCAAACCGTAACTTTAACGGGCGCAGGTACTACAACAGTTACAGGTACTTATCCTACTTTTACTATAAGTGGTGGAGGTGGTAGTGGAACTGTTAATAC